CTATCCGTTGTCCGAATAGCTGAGTTCAATCCAGTCGCTGCCGCGCTTGACCAGCAAAAGGCTGTCTTCGAAATTGTCGAGCACCCGCGACCCACCGAGTTTCAGATTTCCGGCCCCATCGGAAAATGTCAGCGTTATACCCGCCGAACCGGTGATCACGAGCATCGCCCCATCGAACCCGCCGGAAATCGTATCAATCGTATCCGTAACCCCGGTTTCAGGTGCAGGCACGACGTAGCTTGTGTCGACGCTGAGCACGCCACCGGAAACCGTCGGAAATGATGGATCGGACCCGAACATCTGGTTGAAAGTGATAAAGCCATTATCCTTGTCGATGGTCATGCCGGTGTGAAAAACCGACCCATCCGGGCTGACCTTGAACGCGAAATCATCCGTGCCCGCGAGTCCGATTTCCGCCCGCCCCGAAAAGCCGGACTGGAAAACGAAACTCGCCGTATCGCTCCCCGTCTCCCGGTTGAGCGTCAAGCGCATGTCGCCGGTGCCGCCACTACCGGCTTCCAGCGCTGTGAACAGGGCTGCGTTGGACCGTACCGCGAGTTTGTTGGTGGCATTTGCGGTCGTATTGACGCCAAGCAGGCTGAGATTTTGCAGCTCGGCCAGCATCGCAACCCAATCCGCACCATCATGCACGTAAAGCGCTTCAGTGGACTTGTCCCAAACGAGCCACCCTTCTGCCGGGCTGGCATAGCGCCACCCCGCATTCGTCCAGACCGCCAACTGTCCGTCTTTGCCGGCCCAATCGCCTGTTGCGCTTGGCCCGATGCCATAGGTTTCGCCCTCGACCGGCACACCTGGCGGCGCAACAACACCCAATTCTTCAACGACGGGCTGCACCAGCGCGTCGAGTGTCACCAACGCCTCGTTGTGCGTCACATGTTTAAGCGCCTGCTCTCCCGCGATTAGCGGCAGGGCAAGGCGGGCCGTGTCAGCCATTGAAGACTCCTGTTGCAGCGTGCCCGGCGCCATAGGCGGCGCTCAGTTGGGCGATGGAGAAATTGAATGTCGCCGGCAGACTGCCGAAATCTGTCGTTTGATCAGCAGCGGCATACACCGCGGTCGGCGTTCCACTTTCAATTGTACGGACTACAGATGGCCCGTCGAAGATCGTCACCCGATACGCTTCTGGCATGTGATCCAACGGCACATCGTTCAGCGCCCAGCTATTGCCATCGCGCCGGTTCCGCCGGACCCAGCTCATGTTGATGTCACCGCTCCCCGCCACCCGTTCAGAGCGCAGATGCGCGGGCGCAAGCGGCAGCAGGGGATCAATATCAAGAGTGGTCGAAAACACCTCGCCGGTTGCGTCCGCGCGACCCGCATAGGCCACGCCCGTCACCTCTCCCCCAAGCCGGTCTGCGGCGACGTCGATCATCGCCACCCGCGTGTTCAACAGCATGAACCGCGAACCGGCAGACGCTATGCTGCCTCCGCCCGTGCCCCGCAAGCCACGCAAAAGTCCGGACAATCGCCAGGTCTCAGCCCCAACCAGTTCAGCCTCGGCAAAACCAATCATCTCCCAACCACCATCGTCACATTCGACCAGCGACCGGTTGACTCCGGAGAGTACCGCTACCTCATCCGCAGCGGCGAGAATGCCGCCAAAAAGCTGAACCTCAAGCAGGTTCGTCCGGTCCCAAATGGCCGATGTGCCCGCCGCAAAATCGGTCGTCAGCACACCCAAAGTTGCCGCCGCACGCGACGCCGCAATTTCCTCACCCGAAGCACTGTCAGTGATCACAACCTCACCCGGCCAGGGTAAAGCCAGCGCGCCAAGCGCCAATCGCGATGGCCCCATTGCACCTTCTGCTGCTGGCAGATGCGCCGCATAAACCAGAGGAGTCCCGGTTGAAGGCGAGGGCATCGTCTCGAAACCGCGGCTGTTGCTCGAGGAAGCAAACTCGGTGTCCACCGGCACCGCTCCGACCACCAGCCGCCGCGCCAAGCCGTCGCGCACTTCACTGATGGAAAACGGTCCTGCCGTTTCGCCCTCCAGCGTCACCACATCACCAGTCTCCAGCGCCAAAGCTGATGGCGGCAAAGCGAAGTCAACCGCGTCATCCCCCGTGCGCGCAACCGCGAGCAACCGCTCAGCTGCCGTTCGCGCAGCGGCGCTATCCATGGAAAGGTTTGCACTCGCCGCCGCCTGTCCATCACCATCAAGCGCCTGCGCCGCCGCTGTGGTACTGAGATACGCATGCGCCCGGTCAAAATGGCTGAAATTGAACCGCCGCAACCGCGCCGTTGCATCCCCGCGCCGTCGCGTGACCAAAGTGGGCCCAACCACCGCGACGTCATCTTGAGACAGATCCCGCACTGATGTGCCATCTGCCGCGATCAGCACCAACCCCTCGGGCCGGTCTGCAAATTTCAATCCAGCTGCCGACAACAACACGTCCGTCGCATCACGCAGGCTTTGCAGCCGGTCGATCTGCATACCCGCCACCTGGATATCGCCAAACTGGCGCGGGGTGATGGCCACGCCATAATCCTCGCCGATCCTGGTCACAAGTTCGGCAACACCCGCCGCGCCCAGCCTGCCGGTCAGCCAGTGACCGGTTTCATGATTGGCGGCATCCGCCCAAACCGACTGCAAATTGGGAAAGGCCGGGTGTGGCCGCGCATCCCACGTCCAGAGATAAATCCGGTCCGGATCGAGCATGCGTTGCGCATAGACTGAAGAGACCGGATTTTGTGTATCGACAAAACCCTCAGCGTCCGGCCGCCACCATTGCAAATGCGCCCGCAAAAACTGCCGCTGAATAAGCGGATCCGGCTTGCCGTTGGAAACCCAGGGCAGTGCATTCTCGGCGCTCTTCGCATCGGGAAACACGTTGGGCTGATTGGCGCCCTTGTCGACTGCGGGACAACCAAGCTCCATCAGCCATATCGGCCGACTCTGGGCGACCCATGCGGTCGGGCTGGCCTGCCGCACACCGCCAACACGGTTGTGATGCGCGTTAGCCCACCAGCTATAAATGTCCTTGTAGCGCCACACCCAGGGCTCGCCATAAGCTCCATCGGTAATCGGTGTCCGTGTCTGATCCTCCCGATCAGCATCGGACGCATAGTACCAGTCAAAGCCCTCACCAGAAGCGATATTGCCCTTGAGATAATCAAGATCATGCGGACCGGTCGCATCGGCTGTGTCGAGATGGCTGGTCCCATCGCGCCAATCAGCCAACGGCATATAATTGTCGATCGCTACCGCATCGATATCCGCATGCGCCCACAGCGGATCGAGATGAAACAGCTTGTCTGCCGGGGCAGATGGCGGCTGGTAGCCGGAATACTCCGACCAATCGGCGGCGTAAGTGATCTTGGTGCCGCCACCAACGATACTGCGCACATCAGTTGCCAGCGCCCCAAGCGCATCAACGAAAGGAAATACATCATCCGAGCGCCGGAGCGTTGTCAGTCCGCGCAGCTCTGATCCAATCAAAAACGCATCCACACCGCCTGCCAGTTGCGCCAGATGCGCATGATGCAGCACGAAGCGCCGATAGCTCCATTCGGATGGACCCGCATAATTGATCGTATTGCCGCCAACAGAAAAATCACCGGCCGCCGCCGTACCGACAAGCGCATCGATCTGCGCATCGATTCCAACCGACAGATTAGGTGTGCCGACAACACCCGGCGCCGGATCACACGTAATCCGCCCCCGCCACGGATAGGCCGGCTGTCCCGCAACCTGCGTATAAGGATCTAGCAACCCATTCCCATCAGGCACATCCATCAACAGGAACGGCGACAGCGTAACTTTCAGCCCACGCGCCTTGAGGTCGGCAATCGCTGCTAAAACCGCAGCATCCGATGGCGTACCACCATAGGCCGGCCCACCCTCATGGAACGACACCACCGGAACATCGCCACGCCCCAGCCCATTGACTGTCCAGGTCGCATCCTTGATCTGTCGATCTGCACCTTCGGTGCGCGGCTGGATGGTGCACTCGCCACACCGCAAATCATCCCCGAACCAGGCAACAATCAGCGCCACATGCTCGAGATTTGGACAAAGCGCATGTAGTTGATCGATTGAAAGCGACCAATCCGAATCCCGCCCGGTCAAGTGCGCATTCTCGCTGACAACAGACCCCGGTCCGATCACCCGCACGCGCGGCACTGGGTCATAGCCAAACTCTGTCGCCCCGGGGATCACATTGATCGCCCGTATCACCGGCTCCAGATCCCCCGCCGACCGGCAGACCTCGGCAGAGATATTGGGAATGCGGTTCCCGAACGGTCCGAGCGGCAACCGCTCGAACACCAGATAGCTTATACCGCGATAAGCTGGCGCACTCGCAGCACCCTGTTTCGCGACAATCAGACTATCCGCCGCCTGATCCTCCGCCCCGGCGTAGAACCGGATAGTTAGACCTTCCGTCTCCAACACTTCGCCATCGGCCCAGATGCGCCCAAGATGCGTCACCTCGCCTTCGCACAACGCCACTGCAAAACTGGCAACAATCTGATCCTCGGCATCGTCATTAGATGAACTGCCGCCAAAACCCTTCGACCCGCTGGACTGTGCGCTGATCCGCTCCAGTTCAGTCGCCCAGATGATGTTTCCAGCCACCCGGTTCCAGCCATAGACACGCGGAATGGCAATACCCTCGGTTGACCCTTGCAACCGGATATCGCGGCCCACCGGCTCGGCCCGTTCCCGGCCACCAAAGAGCGCATTGTCCACGGCACTCCCAGCCAGCGCACCCAGCGCCCGCCCGATCGTCGCCCCGATTGGCCCTCCGATCAGCCCGCCGGCAAACTGCCCGGCGACCGAAAAAGCAAGTGTGGCCATTAAAGCCCGTCCTTTTGTGGAAACTGATAAACACCGGCAATCCGCCGCCGCCAGGCCGCGCTCAGCGGCGCTACGACGACACCGATATGCTCCTGCGCATGCACAAACGTCTCGTCATCGAGCATAATCCCGCAATGCCGCGGCGGCCGGTTCCGGCTCAACCGGAAAAGCACAACGTCGCCGATTGAAGGCGCGCCGGATCGCTGGATGAGATAGGTCTCTGCGGCCCGCAAAAGCGCATCCGCGCCTGCACGATCACGCCCATTTGCGGCATAGGGCGGCACGATCTGCGGCTCCGCTCCAAAAAGTCCGCGCCACACACCCCGCACCAGCCCAAGGCAATCGCACCCCACGCCCGCAACGCTCGCGCGATGACGATAAGGTGTGCCGATCCAGCCCTCAGCGAGGGCGGCAACGGCGTCTGCATGCACGCTCATCGAAACAGCGGCTGCCCGTTATAGTCACCACCCGCCTTCGGATAGCGCAGCACAAAATCGGACCCGGGAAAATGCGGAAACCCGCGAAAATTTGCGCCATTGGCAAATTTCGCCTTGCAGGTGGCAAAGCGCCGGTCGCACCCCGCATATAATGTCAACGTGTCCCCCGGCGCGGCCCAGTCCTCGATAGGCGTATTCAAAAGCAGTGCCGTCGCGCTGCCATCAATCTTCTGCCGCACAATCCGGTGCCGCAGACCGGCCATTTTGCCGGAGCTCCATTCCGCCCGCCCGAAGTCAAACCACCCATCGGCAAAGCTGTCCGCCAGCGTCACATGCACGTTCTGCCGCCCTGAAACAGCCACAACGCTCGCGGTCGTCTTGAACGCAGCTTGATCGAGATCGATCCCGCACCGCGTATCCCCGAGCTCCGCATCACACGCGCTTTGATAAACACGCCCCTTCACGACATTCAGCGCATGCTGCGCCGAGCGCAGTTCCACCCGGAATACACCATCCTCGCGCACAATCTCGCCAATCGTGTCGCGGCGCAGCAGATGCCGCATCTCCGGGTCGCTCCAGTTCACCCGCCAGGTCTCCACAGTCGCACCATCCAGCCGTCCCAGCATGACATCGTCATCACTGATCGCACTGGCATGCACCACGGCGACGATCTCGCTGGTATCCACCTGCGCCCCAAGCTTTGCCGCCGTCTCTCCTCCATCCAGCCCATGGGCAGGGTCGAAAGTCGTCCCATCGAAACTCAAAGCCGTATCGTGATCGGTGAACCCATAGGTCACCGCATCGGTCCGCACGATGCGCCAGCAATTGGCAAGCGTCGTCGCACCGCTCTCAATATGCGCCGCAAATCCCGGATCAAGATCCCTCATGCGCGCACCTCGATCACCGGAATGTTTGGCACTTCCGCCGCATCGAAACTCGACAATTCGATATCCAGCCGGTCCGTATCGAACCGCACCGGCACATCGAATAAGAACCCGGCTGTCACCGCCAACCCGCCACCCGGCGGCGTTGAAAGCGTGACAATCCCAGTCAATTCGTCGACGGCGAACTGCCCTCCGCTCAGCTCACCGCCATCAACGGCCACACGTACGCTCGCGCCAACCGGTTTGGTGATCGGCCGGTCATAGGGATCAAAACTCGCCCCATAGCGCTTGACCAGCTGAAACGCCGTCTCAACACCGTCCCCGGTGCCAAGTGCCTGATCCAAAGGCGTCGGCACACCCGTCCCACCGTTGGAAGAATGATCCAGCGCATCGCGCCACAGGAAAGCATGAAACCGCCCGCGCCGCTCTTCGAAAAAGCTCAGCACCGCCTGCATGTCGGCCCGCGATTTAACGCCATAACCGGCATTGTAGCGCCGCCGCGCATGCGCCCAGCGCTGATTGCGTTCTTCGGCGCCCGAAGCCAACGACACAACATCCGTCAGCCGCTCCGGCCCGCCCCGCGCGCCAAGCGCCACATCGAGCGGAAACCGGACTTTATGAAACGCCATCAGGAACCTCTCTGCCCCCGCTTCACCGCCCGCAATAACATCGCCGAAACCTCAGCCTCAGCGCCAACAAAGCTCTGCGCATTGTCGGTGCGGATGTTCATTGAAATCGAGATAGGTGCGCCGCTCGCGCTCGCGACACCGAGGCGCCCGTCCGCGCCGCGCTGCAGCGGCAAAATGGCCTCCGGCCCCGCCTCCCCGGCGAGCCCAAGACCATTGCCCATGGAGAAATAACTCGGCGAGGAAACGACTCCGCCTTTCGCAAAGGCCTGCACCGCCGGATTTGTGGCTTTGAAAATGTTGCTGATCAGGTCGGATGCGAGAATGCCAACGGGTTTGAACGCCGCCTTCAAGGTTATGTCCGCCACGCTGCGCCCGATATCAGACATCAGCGATTTGAGGTCCTTGCCATCCAGCAGGGCCCCGCGAAAAGCACGACTGAGAGTGCGCGAAACGCTGTCCGCAAGATCATCGATCCGCGCCAGGTCGATCTCCACATCTGTGAGCTCCTGCCTCAATTCATCAGAAAAAATGCCGTTATCACCGGCCATTGTCTGTCTCCATATCCGGGTGTTGCCGCATTAAATCGTCGAGCCGTGTCCGCGTGAACGGCTGCACAGTGCCCCGCACAGCCTCATAGGCCGCACCAAGTTCGCGCGGTGTCATGGCCCAGAACGCGGACGGGCTGAGCCGCAACACGCCAAACCCGAACCGCATCGCATCCTTCCAGGGAAAAGGCGTCACTCCGCCTCTCCAAACGTTGCTTTGAGCAACGCCGCGGCAATCTCTGCCGCGCCTTTCAGCCCGCCCTCGATCGTCATCCGCGCCAGATCGTCGTCGGCGATCGCGTTGCCACCACCGCGCAAGCCCGCACCAAGTATGGCCAGCAGATCACGCGCCGATATCCGCCCCTCGGAAAACCGGTCCGCTAACCCATTGAGATCGTCTGAAGCCAATCGCGCTTCAAGCTCGGCCAGCGCCCCGAGTGTCAGGCAAAGCGTCCGCGTTTCGCCGCCAATAAAGGCGTCGATTTCACCACGTTGCAGGTTTGCCATGGTCAGGCCGCCGTAAAGCTTAAAGCACCAGCGCTTTCCAGCGCGATATCAAACGTCACCTCGCCAGCGTGATCGGCTGAAAATTCCAGCGCCACGATCTGAAACGGCCCCTCGACCGTGCCGAAATCGGGAATGACCAATTGCCAGTCCCGGATGGTCCCACCGAAAAACAGGGTCCGCACTTCCGCATCAGAGGCCTGATCCTTGAAAATACCCGACCCGGTCACCGCCGCACGCTTGATCCCGCCACCACTCAGCAGCTCGCGCCAGCGCCCGGCACTTTCGGCATCCGTGATGTCAATGCTGGCCGCATTGAACGCGAGCGATTTAGACCGCAATCCCGCAACGGTAATGAAACTGCCCGCCCCTGTCTGGTCGAGCTTCAACAGCATGTCCTTGCCACTCTGGGCACTCATGGGATTCTCCTTGATAGATAATTTTCGCGAGACCTCGGGTGTCACCCCGGCCATTGAGCCGGGGTCCATTGGCACCTGTGGCGGCAGTAAATTCACACTGCCGCTCGCAGATGAAACCGGCCCGGCATAATGGATCCCGGGTCAAGCCCGGGATGACAAAAGGGGGGTGCCGCGCTAGCTACCACCTTCACTCAAAAACCGCAGCGTCACCGCCGCCCGCGCCCAGCCGGTTTGCACATCGATAGCGGTGTCCGTCCGGTCGTGCTGCACATGCGTCACCAGCAACCCGGCACTCGAAATATCCGCTGTCAGTGCAACGGCAATCACCCTGTCCGCAATCCCCAGCACTGCCTTACGGCTCGCCTGGCTATGCCAGCACTGGAGCAAAAGCCGGTGGTCGTTGCCCGGTGTATCGTCACCATCACGCGGCAACACGTCGTGCCGGACTATCGCGACATACGGCGCCTGCGCATTCTTTGGCGGCGTGTCATAAACGGCATCACCACCCAGCGCAGCAGTCAGTTGGCCGTCTGCCAGCAACGCCGCAACCAGACTTGCCTGTAATTCAACTATCGGGTGTGTCATCGCTAGCCCGCCACTTCTGTCTCTCGGCACGCGCAATTAAGAAACGCCCGGCGACCGTTGAGATCGTCGGCAGACTGAATTTCGAGATTTCGCCCGCGATAGACGATCCGATCCCCCGCCCCAATATCGGCCCGAAAGCGCATCACCACGGTGTGCGAGATCTGCGCCGCCCGCGCATCGGCTTCACTGCCGACACGGCCCTTAAGCGATGTCACCCGCGCCCAAACGGTCGCCAGTGAGACATAACTCACTGCATGACCACCCTCCGCCTCGGCGGCCATGTCCTTGCGCAGCAATTGCACCCGGTCGCGCAATGTCCCGATCTGCGGCATATCCCGTCTCATAGCCGGTGCACCCGATAGTTCGCGATCAGCCGGTCGAACCCCGGTGGCACAACAGCACCACTTCCCGCGATCACCACCGCATCACGATGTTCGAACCAATAGCCGACCAGTGAAAGAACAGCCTGCTTCAGATCGTCGGGCACATCATCGGCTTCAGTGCCATAGCCGGCGACATAATCGATCTCGATCCCGTTGCGCTCACGAAGCGCCGGTGCCCCGGCAATGCCGGAGGGCAAAAACAGCCGCGCCGGCGCGACATTTGTTTCGGGCTGAAACTGCGACAGCGCAATACTCGTTCCCATGCCGTCGGCATCATACGCCGTGATGGTTGTCAGCGAGATCACGGGCGCCACAGGTAGATCGATGATCCGGCTCACCGGCCAGTCATCGCACACCAGCCGCCAGGTCTGGGCAATCAGCGCCCGGGCCGTTGTACCTTCAACATGCAGCCGCGCCGCCGTGATCAATGTCGAGATGAACGCATCCTCGTCGGTGCCGTCCACGCGCAAAAAGGCCTTCGCCTCTCCAAGCGCAACCGGCTCCGCCGCAGGTCCTGCGAGGAGATATGAGGTCATGAATGTCTCGTTTGGTTGGGTATTTGGCTATGAACGTTGTCCCGTCGAAACGGGGGCTCGTTTGACTGCCTGGCTAAATCGTGTTGGAATTCAGCTATTAATCAATACTTAAGGACGTACAAATGTTTAAACAGGTGCTATTGGCCGCTGGTATAAGCGCCGTCCTATCCAGTGCCGCCCAAGCGGTGGTGACCGTTAATATCTGGGAAGATGCCGGCGGTGTATTCTCAACTTATTCTGGCACGTTAAACCTTGCCGGTGTATCGACCGCGGGTACTTTCTACTCTTCCTTCAATGAGCTAAGGCCCGCAGATTCGGCCTATTACCGCATGAGCAGCGGCTTCGACGGATTCATTGCAAGTGCCAGCGACGAAACATGGACAACTGGTCTTACCGGAGATCACTTGGCGAGCGCTTTTTCTGGTGACACCTTCGGGTTTCATAGCACTCTCACTAATTATAAAACGGTCTATTTCGCCGATGATTACATTTCTGGCGCCTTGCTAAGCGGCTCCATGTCGTGGGCGGGCGAAACGCTGGCCTCGCTTGGATTGATCGCTGGCAGCTATGCAAACGTGATGTCTTGGGGCACTGGCGACAATGCAGATTTTATTTCCATGAACATCAGAACTTCAGTTGTTCCGATCCCGGCGGGTTTACCACTGTTGGCTGGCGGTTTGGGAATACTGGCACTCGTTCAAAAACGCAGAAAAAAAGCAGTCGCCTAACCAGCATGTTTTCGATTTTGAACGGCCCGCCCAGCGGGCCGTTCTGCAATTCGGACTTCAAGTGCCAGATAACCCCGTAGGCTTAAGACGTGCCAAACTTCAACAATTTGATCGCATCATAATCCGAAACACCACCACCAACGCGCTTGGTCGTATAGAACAGCACATAGGGCTTGGAAGAGAACGGATCGCGCAGCACGTTCACACCCTGGCGGTCGACAATCAGATATCCACGCCGGAAATCACCAAAAGCCACAGACATCGTGTCTGAACCGATATCCGGCATATCCTCGGCTTCCACCAGTTCAAAGCCCATCAGGCTTGCGCGGCCGCCAGGCGTTGCCGCCGGTTGCCAGATATAGTTGCCATCGCCGTCCTTGAATTTACGGATCGCGGCCTGCGCCGTCCGGTTCATCACCCAGCTGGCGTTTTGGCGGTAACCCGACTTCAGTGTGTAGATCAGATCAATCAGCACATCGCTCTCGGCACTCGCTGGCCAGTCGCCATCCACACCGGTCGCGACATAACCAAGATTGCCCCAGCTCCAGCTCAATTCCGCGACAGTCGTCTCCTGCAAAAAGCCGGTTGGCTTGTTGGTCCCATTGCCATTGACGAAAGCCGCACTTTCCTGCTCGGCGAAAGCGGCATTCACCTCGTCGGCAATCCATTGCCCGACATCAACCGCGACATCGTCAAGAAAGGCCGAAGTCGCCGCCGGCATCGCGTAAAGTTCGGTCGTCGGGTACGAGATTTCCACCAGGGTCTGCGAATTGGTCTCCGGCCGCGCCGCCGTTTCACCGACCCAGCCAACCGTCGGCCCGGCAATCGTCACCGGCCTTTTATAGACATTGGACGAGACAACTCGGATGCCCGCAATCGAACGGATCGGCGAGATGTCTTTGAGTAGGCGGGAAATTTCGGTCTCCGTTTCGTCCGGCACCAGATAGCCGCCATCCGGATTCGACCCTACAGACAGCGCCTTTTCTTCGCCGCGTTTTACGTAGGCCGAAAAGGCGTCCTTGTACTCGTCCTCACCGGTCAAACCATATGCCGAGCCTTCAAGTGTCGGGCGGGCAGCCTTGACGGCCATTTGGTCTAGTGCCGACTTATGACCATCAAGCACAGCGTTCAGCCGGTCGAGTTTGTCCTCAATCAGACCATCAACAGCACCGCGCTTTTCGATCTTCTCAATCCGCGCATCGTTTGTCTGCTTGAACTCTTCGAAGGCGGACATGAACTCGGAGAACATGCCATCAACATCGCCGGCACGCGCGCCGGCCGCCGCCTTGATCTCAAGGCGTTCGGTCGCTTTTTCCATTTTAGATTTTATCCTTTGTGAAGGTTTCGGGCCCGCGCCGGTGTGACCCGGGCTTCGGGCATTCGCATTCAGCCCGGGTCGGGTTCAGGTCAGGCCCGGAACAGCGAGACGGCCGCGTCGAGCGACCTTTTGAGCCGGACAGTGTCCACCTCATCGGCACGCGCAGTAATGCGCGCCCCATCCATCATCGGAAAGGTGACGATGGAGATTTCCCATAAATCGACCTGCCACAAGCGTCTGTGGCCGGTGGCCCGGTCCTTGGTCGCGCGGACGGTTCGAAAACCGATGCTCAACCCGTCGATAGCGCCGCCCGCGATGAGACTGGACAGTTCCCGCGCTCGCAGCACCCCGGCATTGAGACGCCCCTCTACCCAGAGCCCGACGCCGTCTTCAACCACCCGCTCCCAGATGCCAATTGGCTCCTTGGGATCGTGCTGAAAAAGCAGGCGAACACCCGCACGGCCTTTGTCCGCAAGCGATTTGCCAAACGCGCCAGGCATGACGATATCGCCACCCTGGTCGAGCTTGCCGAATACGCTCGCATACCCGGAAAACCGGCCATCCGGGCCGACCGGCATGGAACCCGCACTCAT